TGTAGTCTACCTTGCTCTGCCCATTTGATAAGGTCTGAGTTAGTAGGCATTTCAGCTCCTACCATACGTAAGAAAGCTGCGATTGTTCTGTTACCGTATCTTTCGAATTCTTTTTCGTAAGTATCAGGTAAGTACTGACTCAAAAAATTGAAATCAGTTATATAATTACTTGGCAAAGTTGCCTTTACCGAACTGGGAGTTAATGCAACTCCACCAGCGTTTAATGATCCTGCCATTGTTTTTGTTTTTAGTTATTAGTTTTTATTTTTGTTACTTTTTATTCTTAATCCAGAACCACTACCACTACTAACTGATGTAACTTTAAAACCTCCACTAGACACCGATTGAGTTGCGTTACGAATACCATTCATATCAATGTTTTTACTTTCTTTAGTTATGTCATTTACCGCATCTGACTTGCCTTGTTCATAAAAGAACTTAGCAAACGAATCCGGGTGCATAGCTAACGAAAGTGACTTATGATACGAAGCGGCATCTTTTAAGTAACCATCCTCAGTCAAATGTTTAGATATGAAGTTATTTAGATCTGCCTGTGACTCTTTTAGTTTTTCTGAATCTGCAGGTTTATACTTTAGAGACTTATCATTTAACTTGAATTCGAAACCTTCAAATTTATCATTAAACAACTCGTTTGTTTTCTCAGAAAAGTACTCCGATCTTTTAGTTGTCTCAGCTTGTGATTGTTGTGACTCTGTTTTATTGTTCTTGTAAGCGTTAAAATCCTCTAACTCTTCGGCAGGTATAAAATCCTTTGTTGACTCAACTTTTGTCTTATATGTTTCCTTGAGTTTGTTAAAGTACTCTTTTGCTTTTGCAAGTTCTTCTTTCTTTGCTATCTTTCTTTTTCGAACATCAGAAGCATCATCTGCATCTTCATCGTATGAAAATCTCTCACTAAGTTCAAAATCTACATCATCTGAATCTAAATGAGGCTTTTGTTGTTTCCAAAATTCAAACAGCAACTGGTCTTCATTCATACCATCAACATCTTTTGTTAATCTCATGAAATCATCTAGACCTCTTCCAGTTTCCTTTTTGTAGTTTAAATAATTAACTATTTCTTCAGGAAGGTCTGGGGTATCTTTACGTTTAGAAGTAAAATCGTCTAATGACGAAACTTCATCACCATATCTATTTTTAATAAATGAAAGAACTTCTTCCTCTTTTAAAGAGGGTTTATCTTCTACTTTCTCTTCTACCTTTTCTTTAACTTTAGTTTCCTCGTTAACAACGGGTGTTTCTGAAGGAACTTCTGTTGTCTCTACTGTTGTCTCTTCTTGGCCTTGACCTACTTTCTTTAACAAGTCTGCTTCTCTTTCAGCTACTGACTTTTCTTCAGCATCATCTAGAGCTCTTACTTTTATATTATCCATTTGATTTGATTTTAATTGTACAAAGTTACTAACTTTTTTTGATTTTTATCTGGGGTTAAACTCAGCAAAATTAAATCCGTCTAAACTATCCTCGTTAGATTCAAAATTTATAGGAGGTAATTTACTTTGTCTTTGCTGTATTAACTTAGACTGTTCAGTGTTTTGTTTTGATATCCTAGCTGATTTAGCTTGCTCTCTTTGGACTTCCCTTTCTTGCATGCTGCCTACATCAATTCCTTTTAGCTGCATTTGATACATAAACTCTTCCGCCATAAGCTCCTTCTTGAGCATAGCTTCTTGTTGTAGTTTTTGTATAGCAAATTGCGTTTCTGACTTTTCAATCTCTATTTTAGCCTGCATTTCAGCTTGTATTGATTGCATTTTATTTTGAGCAGCTGCTTGTTGAGATTGCATATTTACCTGACCCTGCATTTCCATCTTCTGGTTTTCTCTAGTGATATCTTGCTCTTGTTTCTTTCTTCTTTTTAGCTTCAATAGCTCATTTGCCATCTTTAGGTTCTTTATCTCCCTAATGTCAATAGCATCTTCTAAACTAATTTGATCACGACTCATAGCCATTTGAATATTAGCTTCTAATTGTGCTTTTTCTTCTTCATCAGGAGCAACTTCTAAAAACACTCCAAAATCATGTAGGTATAAATCTTTTATGCTATTTAATATAGATACGTTGTACTTACCTACTTGCATAGCAAACTCTTCTTTGAAATCTGCATATTCTAAAACATCTGCTAGTCTACAGGACAATGCTTCAGCTAGTTTCTGGGTTATTTGAACATTTGCCTCTAATATGTGTCTAGTTGCAACATTTGAATTTAAAGCAGCTAATTTTTGTAAACCTACCAAAGCATCTGGATTAGGTGTTGATGCATCTCTAGCTTCGTTAAGTCCCGTTACATCTCTAATCATATTTAGATAATGGTTGTACGAACTTATTAAACTAGCCATCTTAGCCTGACCACTGTTAGTACCCAGCTCCTGTATTGGAACTCTAGCATTATTAAATTCACCATCTTGAGTATAACTTCTCCCAATGACACTACCCGTTTGAAAATATAGCTTTAATGCGTCTTCTGGATTGTAAGCAGCTCCTGTTCCTAAATCTACTTCGTTTAATCCATCGGCATCTATAAATACACCATCAGGCACTACTCTAGATATAACTTGTTGTAATTTAAGATGAACTATTTGTATTAAATCAGCAAACGTGATCATTCTTCTTACTAAAGATTCAATTACGCCCTTATACATTCTTGGAGCAGCTCCGATATAATTAGGCAAAGCATACTGAGAAGCTGACTTAGGTCTAACCATATTCTTAGATAACTCCCACTTTAATACTTTTTGAGTACCCATCACCATGATACCTTCGTACCAGACATCTATTCTTTTTTCTAACTTCTCAAATCTTTCTTGTTCTTCTACTGGTGGATTGAAGTCATCATCTTTTCTAATTACTTTTTCACCACCATTATCCATATACTTTTTCTTATAAACCATTTTCTTTGTGGTCTTATAATTGTAGTATAGTAAAGTGACTACATCTTTTTGAAACATACTATCCTGATAAGGTCTAATAATTCCATAGTAGTTATACCATAAAGATGACATTTGAGATATTTCCTCCATCTCTTCTAAACTGATATCTGGATTTATCTTAGCTAGCTCTGTTATTGGAACTTGTTTTACTTCTCCAAAATAAAAGCAATCATCAAAAGTAGGGCTTTCTGTATAGCTATAAACTAATGAAGCTGGATCTACGTATTCTATTGAAACACCTGAATTAGGTAGAAACTGGTGCTTTACAAATGAAGTGCCTAAAACCATTAGGTCATAGTTCATTTGCTTCTGTATTCTTTGTTTGTAATGGTTCTGTTCTAGTAATGTGTCTATAGCTTCTTCTTCAGCAATTTCAATCGCTGGCTTATAGTTCATTTGCATATATAGTGCTAACTCCTGCTCGCTTTCCGGTAGGTCTTGCTTAGGTGTATTAAACATATCTATACCGAACATAGCTTCTGTTGCCTCTAACATAGGTTTAGCAATCATATCTGCTTCTACAATTTCCTGAAACTTATGTTTTTTCTCAGCAGACATAGCGTCTTGAGCCACCGCTTTTACATCAAATAATCTATCAGCCATTCCATTAACTACAATGTCAACAAACTTAGGAATGATAGGAACTGGTGTCCAATCTAGATTTAAATAACTTAAGTCTCCATCTACAGATATCTCGTTTTTATATTTACCTATAGGTTGTTCTCCCCTAGCATATAGTCTTAATCTATGGAACTCTACCCACTGATCATAAAACCTGCAACTATTACCACTTCTCTTAAACCATTCATACTGTATTGATTCTCCTACTTGTCTACCGTATTCGATAGTTTCTTTTTCTGAGTCTGTTGCTGATTGGTTTGGGAAGTTGGTTTGGTTAATTATAACTGATGGTTCTTTCATTTTTACTTTATAATAGTGCTCAATGTACCTTTATTACTATATCTTGCAAAGTTAATGCTTATTTTTGATTCTTTCTTGGGAACATGATACAAGTGTTTTTGATTAGCCATTATAGCTAGACCTGAACTTATTGTAGCATCATACTTAGTCCTGTTGTTTATATTAAATTTAGCCCAATCTTCTAGAGTTCTAGTGAAGTACATGGAACCCATTTCGTCTGGATCTCTATACACTGAATCTAAATCTAATCCTACATATTTCTCTATGTAAGACTCCACAGCTGCAGCATGAGCTTGTTTTACCGCTTCTGATGAGTTTGGTATCCCTCCAAGTTCTTTTTCTGTCTTAGAGAGCGTTGTTTTACTTTTGTCAGGTCTGTTTATAGAGAAGGCTCTGTAACCTCTGTTTTTAAAATGGTAAAGCAATCTAGGTTTATTATTCTCAATTAAAATAGGCATACCATAAAAAACACAAGCCATAAGCACATCTTCAAAAAATATCTCTGCAGTTTGTGGTCTAGCTACATATTCTAAAAAAAACTCATTGCTAGGAGCTTCATCCATATTAAACTTTGTTAGTCCATGCAAAGCTCCATTTGATCCAATACCACCTACAGTCCCAGAAATATCATAACTATCGCATCCAAACGAACCTAAGTGTTCATTGCCAGGGTAAAACATATTAGACCTATTTATAACTCTGTTTTGTAGCTCAGGTTTTGGAGTCCAAGAAACTAAAAATCTTCCTTTTCTGTCCGGAACCCATATAACCTTGGTATCTTGTATTCCATCTTTCCAAACAAACTTTCCTTTAGTAATATACCTTTGTTTAATAAGAGAATCGTTGTAGTCTATTTGCTGATATATTTTAGTTAGATTAAACAAAGACTGTTTACTTTCATCTCTAAATGCATGTGATTCTGTTCTAGGAAACTGCCTGTAAAATTCATTAAGAGCATCTGCATCATTCTTTAAAGACTCTACCTCATTCTCCCAGTATTGAACAACACCTAAACTTATTTTTTCTTGATCTGTTCCTGTTATTGGTTTTTCAGGAGTGTCTAAAACAGCGTGTCCAAATTCATCTATGTATCCCTCAAAATTATACTCCATTGGAATAAATAATGAATACAACCCGGACTTAGTTTGACCATTAGCATTTCTACTAGTTACATCAGAATCACTATATAATTTTTTAAAGTTTTCACCACCTTTATCTAAAGCATTAGAAGTAGATCCCATCATACATTTCCCAACTATTTTACTACCTAATCTTAAACAGGTTTTAGTTACCCTCCAGTTATTTAATATATTTTCAGGCTTATCCCACTTACCACTTTCATCGTGTATTAATAATAGTAATTTTTCTCCATCATAAGAGTTGTCAGAAGTGTTCTTCCAATCTAATACAGTATCAAGCCCATCCATCACAAGCTCATCTGTTTTACCCATGTTTTTTTTGGTTATTTTACTAGCTGGAACTCGGTATGCTAATTCTGTTTTAGGTTTGTCCATTCCATCCTGAATAGGCTTAAAAAAGAAAGGATAGTTATTAGATATAGGAACCACCTTGTCGGTAAACATTTTTTTAGCATCGCCTCCAGTTTTAGATAATATACCTACTCTAGCATCCCTAGTAATAGTTCCTTGGTTGACAGCTTCGCATGAACTCATAAACGAGAACCCTGAACGCCTGTTTTTTAAGTAACACATTCCAAAACTTCTTTTGTCTAACTTACAAGCTTCCCAAAATAAATAAAATATTCTATTAGATTCTCTGAAATCTGGTTTACCTACATCTATCTTAGTCCAATTCAAATACATATAGTGAGTCCCTGTGACATAAGTAGATTCTCCGTTATTTGTAAACCAATATCCCTTTTCTCTTTTTTCAAACTCTTCCTCAATATAATCTACCCACTTTGACTTAAATGTATTGTCTCTTTTTTGCCAATCAAATATTGTTTTAATACCAGATAATTCTTTAGGTATGTCCTCTGCTTTCCATTTATTATATCTGCTATTTATTGTTTTTGGTTCTTTTGGTAATCCTATTTTTAGACCTTGCACATCATACACCTCTCCTAAAGTTCCATCTTTAGATATAATTACAATGTCATACTTTTCGTTGTATCCGTAATCCCAAGTCTTAGATTTGTTCTTGTTGGTTATTACAGTTTTAGGTACAACTTCAGTTATAACTTTATGTAGTCTATTTTGATCTTTTTTCTGCAAATCCTTGATAAGCCTCTTTTTTTATTGTTCTCTCTTCTAGCATAGCTTGCTCTTCTTGTATTCTTTTAAGTATTTCAAAAGCATCAAATATGGCCAGCTTCTTAGTAGCTGCTGCGTTTTTTAATCTATCTGCCGCTAAATCATCTTCAGCATCGTACTTTATGATATCTTCCTTAGCTACTTTTATTAGCTCTTTAACAGCTATTTCTCCAGCTTGAATAATATCTTCCTTTAGTTTTTTTACACTTATATCAACACGCATACATCTTTTGTTTTCATTCTGTATAGAGTCTCTCCTTCTACCTTAAATTCGTATTCTGATTCAGGCAAGAAACAAACATCATCTCCTTCTAATATATCTAAAGATACCAATTCTTTGTTTCCATACTTTACTTTTCCTACTAATTGCTTATTTCTATCCACAGACAATATAACATCTTTTTCTTTTTCAGTTGGCTTAATAAAACAATAATCACCAACAGAGTTCCATTTATCTTTGCTTTTGTGTAAATATACTTGCTCTATATCTACTATATATAAATCATCTTTAAAATGGCATGGACCGCTTTTTTCTACACCTTTCATGTCGTAGTATTTTCTAAAAACATTATGGTGCACTACTACAGTATCTCCTTTTTTAATGTCCTTATTAAAAGCCCAAAGAATAGGTATCTCTTCTACTATTGCAAATCTGTTGGTAGTAGTATGATCTTCTTGAGAAGCACTTGTAATCAACTTACCGTCTCCATGCTTGCTTAAATTGTCATAGCGTTGACCTCCTTGAGGCTTCACTATAAAACAATAGGGAGATTTCATGTCAGTAATTTACATTGTACTCCAAAGAAGTAGGCATAGCTATACTAAAACTTTTCCAAAGAAAAACCTCGCTCTTTTTATTTTCTATATATACTTGTATTTCACCATCTTTTGATTGTCTTATTACATGTATGGTGTATGTTCTTAAAACCGGCTGTCCCACTATATAGTTCATAGAAGACTTATAGTCTGATCCCACAGACACTTTTCTTATATATTCCATTTTATTATATTTTACTACACCACATTAAGCGATGTTTTTATCCTTCTAAAACTTTTACTTTAGCTTCTAAAGATTCTATTTTTTCTTGCATTTTCTTAAAGGCCCCATACATTGATCTAAGTATTTGCTCTTCATTCATTGTTTTAAAATCATCTACCACCACAGAGCCAGCTAAAACGTCTTGTACTCGATCTCCAGGCTTTATCTTAGTTACTCCGTCTGAACCTAATATTTCAGAATCACCACCATAATTAACCCAAGTAGTGAAGGGTGTACTTACTACTGATTTAGGGAAAATTTCATTTACTTCTTGAGCTATAAAACCTAACTTAGTGTTGTCACTAGCAGGATCTCTAAAAACTTCTTCTTTGTAGTTAAATCTTTTTAGTTTTAAGTTTTTAATATTATTGTAACATATATCAAGATCAGCGTCTATAATGTTTTCTTTATATCTTTCGTCTGAATTTGTTTGCCAAGTTGAACCTCCTGCTTTTATAGCATACTCTCCAAACAGTTGTAAACTACCTGCAATTTTTAACCCTCCATTGGTAGTGCTTGGGGCGTTGTTTGTTTTTGTATTATTAACATACAGAACCATTTGATCATTATTAGGCCCACCAAAGTTTAGTGTAGATAATTGATTAGTTGCGTTATTTATATAAAAAGGTCTACTTGTAACCTTATCCATATCAACTCGTATTTCTGGATAGTCAAGGTCTCCATAATTAGTAAGTGAGAATACTTTTCCTCCATCAGTAGTTCCACCTCGTAACGTTATACTAGTTGACCCCGTTGCTGAATTTACCACTACTCTTTGATTGGCAAAATTATTTCCTGCTACCTCATCAAAACCAACATTCAACTGATTGCTGTTTGAAGAACCAATACAAAACGTATCCGAATGAGAGTATAAAGGTTTATACATGTTTATGGCATCACTTACTTTTCCCGCTGATGCATTAGTTCCACCAATATTAATAGAACTAGTAATAGTGCCAGTGCCAGTGTTTAAATTATTAAGATTTATATTCCCACTGCGGCTTGATGTAGTAATATTCGCTAAAATTCCTCCTCCTATTACAACTCCATCATTATCTGCTGAATATAACTGTAAAGTACCACCTGAAGAAACCTGCGTGCCATTATTTGTAAGACTTCCAAGTGTTAGTCGACCTGCGGTAGCTTCAGTTCCTATTTTAATTTGATGAGTGGCAGAGTTTGAAATAATTTCTGTTAGTTCTTCTACTGTTGGATTAGTTGAGGCGGGAGTGTATTTAATTGGAGCACTACCTAATACACCTGGATTTGCACCTGTTGTCCAATAAGCCATTCTACCTATTGTACCTGATCCCGGACCACCTGAACTTGCTTCAGCCCATGTAGCAGTAGTTCCGTTAGATGTTAATACATAATTGTTAGTGCCTATAGCTAAAGCAGATATATCAGTTGAAGAATCCCCTATCAAAAGACTTCCTTCTGTTAAACTACTTAATCCTGTTCCTCCATTAGCAGTTGCTAAAGTACCACCTAAAGTAAATGTTCCTGTATTAACTATAGGGCTTACCGTATCGCTAGTAAATGTTAATCCTGTTGATGCCCCACTCATTCCTACACTAGTAACCGTTCCTGACCCTGGACTAAAAGCATTTAAATTAGCTATATCTTGAAGCGTAAATGTTTTAGTATTGTTATTATCGCTGACATCTGTGCCAATTACATAATCAGTAGGTGATGCTGCAGCATTAGGGTATGAGGTAGTGTTACTTATTTTCGCCATTTTCTTTTTCTGTTATTTCCCCAGTTTTAATGTTTATGACAGAATCTAGACCGTACTTTTCTATAAATTTATTTTCTAACTTATTAAAGTCAAGCTTTACTTCATCAACCTCTTTTAATAACATTGATTTCTGTAATTCTATTTCTCCCAATTGCATTTTATAACCTTGGAACGTGTTTTGTAATTCTTGTAACTGACTTAATTCTTCAGCTTCTAATTTATTTTTTTTCATTTGATTTAATTTAATTGTAATATTGCAAAGATAATCATTTTCTACGTGTTGAAGAAGATCCATAAAAATATCCAAAAATCGAAAGTGTTATCCCTTCACAGATTCCAATCAGATGGATCCAAATCTCTTTATTGTGCTCCGGAACCTCTAAGTAAACAATTGCATATACTAAAAAGGCGAAACAAGACAACCCTACCAAACCCGTTAAATTAAACATAAAATCGAATCGGTTTGCCTTAGCTAATTCTATTTCTCTATTTCTAGCAGAATCCCTATCATCAACCTCTAGCTTATATAGTTCTGTTACTTGATTATGAAGTTGTGCTTTTTCTTCTGGTGTTAAATCAGGGTCTTTTGATATAATGTTTTTTAATATTCCCATGCTTCCAGAGGATGGCAACACATCACCTATAATTCCTAATATCTTAGGAGCCTTTTCCCTTAATAGTTTACCTATCTTAGTATCTTTTAGTTTCTTTTTCATCCGCTACAGCTTTCACAATTTTCATCATCTATATTACATGTTCTTTCAGGAACCGGCTTGTCCTGTAACTTCTTTAACATTTTTTCAAATTCTGTCTCTTCTATCATCTTCCTAAAAATAATCCTTCTATAAATGTACCTATACCTGTAATAATAACAGCAATAGAAGTCCAAAACTTTTTCTCTAAGCCACGTATTCTTTTTTCGTGATCGTTCTTTTGAATTTTTATTTCTTCAAGCTGAGATTTCATTACAGCCTGACCCTGTAAAAGTTGGTTAATCTTCTCCTCCATATACCTTGTATTTTGTTTTTCCGCTTTTGTTTTTATAAGCCACTAATATTTGACCTCTTTGATCCCCATCAGCATCATAACTAACATGTACCCAAGAAGGATTCTCTTCATTTCCAAACTCCCATATTAACTGGTCAAAGTCTAGATTGTCTTTTATATAATGAAATACTTGTGAGTTATTAGGAGCATTGGCGTAATCCCTGTCTATATCTATAGCTTCACCTTTGCAATGTTGAGAGGTAGCAACGTATTCTCCATCTACAACCTTGTGAGCGCCTCCAATAGCCTTATTAAGAGACTTACTCCTGTATCCTGATGAAATGCTTATGGAAACTCCAAAATGATCTCTAATAGGTTGAAAAATCTTTTCTGCAAAAATCTTCATGCTCTCTATGTGTTCTGGAGTCGGACTATTGTCTATTCCTCTTCTAGATGCAGTTTGACTTTTTGTCATTTCCGAAAGAGACAAGTTCTTAGATAGTTTCATTTTTTAATTCTATTTTTAGCTGTAAAGATAATACGTTCTTCCATCTTTGCTATCTTTACTTTTAGCTGTATATTTTCTTCTATTAGGGTGTTTATTTTTGATTCTAGTCCTTCAATTTTTTCCACCAGCATTTCAATATGACTATCTTCTTTTTGAGCATTAATGTCAATTTTTTTTTTAATAATATTCCAAACTTCCTTAATTCCTAAAGCAGAAATCAAAGTGATTAAAATAGGATCATCCATACTTCTTGCGTATTTCACTTTTAATAATTATTATTCTTCTTCTATTGGTGGAGTTGGAAACGGATCTATTCCATGACCAGCTAATTCAGCTATCCACTCATCTTCATCTATAGTTTCATCTATAGGCCACTTACAATAAAGCTTTTGCTGAGGATCCACATAGCCATATCCTGTGACATCTTCTTTTGATGAATCAGCATACGCTATCCAATAAGTTCTAACAGCAGGATTGTCTATAGGAATATTACCATTCATAATATTTTAATCTATAGGGTCTGGTTCTGACCAAGCTGCAGTTGCCATTAAAGTTAAAGCCTCATCTTGATTCATCACATCGCCAACAATAGGTAAACTACCATCTGTAACAAAACTTGGTGTAACTCTATAGCTTAACAACCCTTGAGTATTTGCTAGATTTCTTCTCATTGACTGAGCATTTTGTTGATCCACTTGAGAAAACAAAACTAAGTTTGTATCACTTAATTCAATTACTATATAACTTTTATTATTCATTTTTTTTATTTTAATATTTTAACTTGGTACATCTGTTGTTCTATCTAATACATCCATATTCTCAGATAATCCATTTGCTGTAGAGTAGGGAGCATCTCCAACAATTTCAATAGAGCTTGTTCCTAAACCATTTCCAGAATATCCAACACCATTTACAATGTCATCTTCTGTCATAGCGGTAGTTCCTGAGTCAGCATAGTCAGTACCTATCTCATCTAAACAAGTCCAATCATTGCCTTCGAAAGAACTGTTAGAACCTAGTTGCCACCAACCTATTGGAGTAGTTCCAGAGAAAGTATTTAAGTTACTTGGTACGCCTTGATTATATATTTCAGTTACTTGAGCTTGTGTTAAACCAATATTCCATCTAGCGCAATTTGATAGCTGTCCATTAAATGGAGATGATGCAGCACTTTGCATACCAAAAAATATATTGCTAGTTGGTGATTGTAAAGTTCCGTTTGTTTGAGTTTTTGTATCAGTTTGTAAAGCTCCGTTTATATAAATTTTTAAATTAGTTCCATCTGCTACCCCAGCCACGTGATGCCAAGTGTTGTCAGGCATTACATCATTTTGAACTACCTCTTGCCAACCTGAAGATGAATCTGCTGAAGTCCTAAACCTTATTTTATTATCATTGTTACCAAAAGATATTTGCCAACATAAACCAAAAGATGGAGTTCCTCCAGAATTTCTCACACCAAATACACCAGCATATTGGCCAGATGCTCCAGTTCTTTTAACCCAAGCTGAAAGAGTAACTGTATTTGTAGTTGCTGGAATTGTATATGTTTTTAAATGTGCTGTAATACCTCCAAAATCTAACGCGTAAGGACTATAACCTGATGTGTGCTGTAAGTTGCTTTGAACTAAGTTAGCTGAAGTCATACGAACACTTGTTCCATCTTGGTTATTAGCATAATCTTTTATTGTCCAGTCAGTGCCGTCAAAAGTATCTTGAGCGTTTAGTTTATACCATCTTTCTAAATTGCTATAAGAACTTAAATCTGGAGGTGTTCCGTTATTGTATAATGATGCTATAGACTCTGTTCCTGTTGCTGGTAAGTTTGTTGAAAATATAGCAGCATTAGAAACAAATCCATTAAGGGTAGCCGCTCCACCAGCTAAAGCTCCAATTGCCGCAAAAGATGGCGTTCTTAATGTTCCAGGATTAATAATTCCTTCACTATTGCCGTCAATATATACAGTTGCAGCTCCACCATTTTGAACTAAAGCTATATGATGCCATTTA